CAACAAGTCTAAGCATCTTCGCAGTAAGAAACACGTAGATCTAATGAATAAGATGCCCCCTGCACCGCCCATTATTGAGCTTGAGAGGTTGCAGACTCACGGAGCCTGATCCTCCCGGTTCTTTGAGTCCTCCCGGTGTTGACACCCTGGAACGACCAAACGCACCCCCTAAATTAGGCGGTCGCACTTGTTTATGATTGCTTTAACTTGAAAATGTATATAAAAATATATAGATTTTCAATTTTTGTCTTTTAGTCAGAAACTACTTAAAGATTTATTATCTAAGTATAGTATATAGAAAGATGCCCGTCCCTGCCCTGACCCTCACCGCCTCAAAAAGCAAACTAAACGAACTTGTCCTCAAGGAAGCAATAGATGTAGCCGTCCTTGACAAATTGATTAACTCCGACCTTCTGAAAGACAGTTTTCATAATCCTACTGCTGAAATGCTATTTAGTGATGAACGAGAACAACTAATCGCATACAAGAAACTAATTAAACTTGGTTTTGCCGAAGTTAAGTATGTAAGATCTGAAGGTATGTCCTTTGGTCGTTGTAACCCAGTTCACGCCCTCGGTCTATTCAGTATTAGACGAGAAATTCGCCACACTTTGGCTAAAAACACATACACTGACGTAGATATTGAAAACTGTCATCCTGTTATTCTGCATCAGATCTGTAAGAAAAATGACATTGAATGCGACAATCTGGAAGATTATGTCGTAAATCGTGCTACTTATCTTAATGAAGTGATGACAACTTATAAAGTATCAAAGGATACTGCTAAAAAACTATTCATTCAACTTCTATATTTTGGCTCATTTGATAGTTGGGCTGAAAGCAATGGTATAAGCGGTGCTGTAGCAACTAAGAACATTAAAAATTTTAAGAAAGAACTAAATGCGATTGGTGAAGTGATTGTAAGCAATAACAAAGCCATTGCCGAAGAAGTCAAAGCCAAAAAGGCAAAAAAAGGCAACACAGAATATAATGAAAAAGGTTCTGTTGTGTCAAACTACCTGCAAGAACTGGAATGCAGAATTCTGGAAAAGATCTACCTATATTGCAAGACTAAATGCCTAATCCCAGGTGATGTAAACACTGTCCTATGTGCTGACGGTATTATGTTAGTAAAGGAACACTACAACGACACACTACTAACTGCATTTACAAAAGTAATTAAAGACGAGTTTGACCTGAATCTGACATTTACAACAAAAGAGATGAACCAGGATTATCTGGCTATTCTTGACGATCACATTCTAACTGAAGACGTAATCGTAGCACGTAAACTAACAGGATACGACATTAACATTACAATTGACACAGAAACTGACTTTAACATTAACACAATGAATGACTATTTTTTTAGAGATATTGAAACGATCGGTGTAGAGAACTACATTAAGTATTTTAACTTTACAAACTCATTCAAATATTTTAATGCATACCACGCACATTTTTATATGTCAAACAGGATTTACAAGATTTTCAAAAATGAGGTAGTAGCTTATGGTGGTGAATTCCTTACTACATTTAATCATCTAATTCTGGAAATGGAAATTGGTGCTGGAAAGTCTAAGCTTAAGATTTCCAAACGTTTTACTGCTATGTTCCTTGAAGATAGGTATAAACGTTGCTACAGTTCGTTCCATTTTAAACCTAATAACAGTGGAAACGATGATAAATTCAATCTATTCACAGGATTCAGGTTTACAACTGACGACAACGAAACATTTGACGAGGCTATTATTGAACCATTTATCAAACACATTGAATTCATTTGTGGTGAAGACACAATAGAAGGACGATTTGATGATGTGGTTGTAGAAGAAGGTAAGCCAAATAAATTTAAGAAACCGATTACTACTTATTTCATTAACTGGCTGAGCCACATTATCCAAAAACCAGAGATCAAAACAGAAGTTGCTATTATTCTGTTCTCAATTACTGAAGGTGTCGGTAAGAACATTATCAGTGATATTTTCGGAGAAGTGGTGAAAGGCTATAATGCAAAATTCAGGGACACGTCGGCTCTTACTGATAAATTCAACGCTGATATGATGGGTAAACTATTTGTTGTTGGCGACGAAATCAACGCACGAGCTAATGAAGTCGCGAATGAACTGAAGGATATTATTACCAGAAAACAGGAAAATATTGAACTAAAAGGTAAGGATAAATTCCTAATTGACGACTTTAAGAACTACTTTTTCACAACAAACAACGAGAATGTATTTAAGATTTCTAATTCTGATCGCCGTTTTGTAATGATTGAAGCACCAGACAATAAAAAGACCGTTGAATACTACAAAGTGCTTGTAGACTTTAAGAATGACGAAGCCAAACTAAAACAACTATTCAATTACTTTATGAGCCGTGATATTTCTACCTTTATCCCTCAGGAAATCGTAAAGACTGACTACAAGAAAAACCTTATTCTTGCTAATATCCCTGCATTCATTAAGTTCGCCAAGGAAGAACACGCAATGCTACGTAATTCTATCGTGGGTGTCCCCGAACTATACAAAATGTCTATAGAATACGCTAAGAGTAAACGAATGATTAGCACCTACACTGAACGCCTGTTTTCGGTGCAATTCAAAAAGGTCTTTGGAGATTTTAACGGAAAAGAACCAAAGACAAACCGTAGTATCTATACATTCCCAGATGTTGATGACCTTGAGGATCAGATTAACGCCCTTATTATGAAGAACTTTGTAGGCGAAGACTAAATAAAATATTTACAGTAAATAAATGGACGTGGGAACGTATGCGCCGTTTACAGCTTCGCCACTTGATGCATTTCGTGGTAAATATACTAAATATAAACCATTCAGACCACTAAGACCTGTGAAACCGAGCAAGTAAATTATAAAACACGATCACAAACCCGACAAATCATTTAAATATATACAAAGAATTATTTTCTTTGTCTATATTCAAAAATACGAATTGATTTTTTAATTTTAAATATCTACACTATTAATATATAATGAGCCTTAATCTTGATAAAGTAGGTCGTCCACTTGCCGTTGTTGTAGATGGTAAATTCAACAATAAAATTGTAAGTGTATATACCGAGGGTGAAGATGACGACAAAATAAAGAAGCCATTTAACTCTATGAAACTAACAGACAGTGCAAAATTTCAGCAACTTCCAAATACAGAAACAGAAAGAGAAATTTTATATATCACAGGTGCAAGTGGGTCAGGTAAGACGACCTACACCTGCAACTACATTAAACAGTATCGCAAGGCTTTTAAAAAGAACGAAATATACGTATTTAGTGCTTTGAAAGAGGACGAAAGCCTTGATGCATTACTCCCCAAACGTGTAAAAGTGGACGAAAGTCTTGTGTCCGACCCCATTCCCGTTGAAGAATTTGAGAATTCATTAGTTGTATTTGATGATATAGATGTAATAGCAAATAAAAAGGTCAGGGAAGAAGTATATAAAATCCTAAATGCTATTCTGGAAACTGGACGGCATTTTAAAATTTCCTGTGTGATTACAAACCATTTACCGACTGCAGGAAAAGACACACGGCGAGTGTTAAACGAATGTCATTCTATAACATACTTTCCACATTCTGGATCAAAACGTGGAATTAATTATTTACTGGAAGAATATATCGGACTTGACAAAAAGGACATTAAGAAGATTAAGAAACTAAAAACACGTTGGGCTACGATCTTTAAGAATTATCCCCAGATTGCGATGACAGAAAAGAACATTTATGTCCTGGCTGAGGAAGACGATTAATCTAACTTATGCACTACTCTGTCAAAAACTATTTTACAATTATTCCAATCATCGCCCTTCGTAAATGTATAAGCTTGTGTCATTCCATACCAAGCAAACACCTTTGTAGTATAAATATTAGTAAGACCATAACCTTTTGATTTCATAAATTCCATTCGTTTAGGAGTTAATGCACCATACGTAAGAAGTAAAGAAATCACCCTTGGGTTTAGTTCAACACATTTTTCTAAAACTTTGTCAATAATACTATATGGTGGATTACTACATATAACATCTACCTGGTTAGTAAATGTAAAAAAGTCCTTTTTTAGTGTAATTTCACTAAATAATTTTTCACAGGAAGTAGGAAAATTGTCATAATATACACCCTTTCCATAGAACGGATCATACCATACATCATTTTCTTTTATGTTAATTTGTGATATATGTGTAATAGCAACCTGTTTTGGTGTATAAAAAACATCTTTAGCGGTTGACCTGTGTTTGATCTTGTGGGAAACTGTAGCGTTCATTATTATATATTAAAATGAGAAATTAATTTATCATTTTAATATATATTTTCTGGTAAATATCGGGAGAACTACCACAAAATTCTAATAGCCAATTCATTAGGACTATACTTACCAAGCTTATATTTCTTAGTCATTGCACCGTGCGACTTTCTAAATACATTACGCTTCATATCTGCATATCCTTGTGGCGCATCATTATTACGCTCTTTAAAGCACCAAATTATATAGTCGCCATATCCTGCCTTGCCGAAATAGCGTATACCTTCTGGGCTGTCGTATTTTAGTTTATTGTCATTGTTATTTGCAAAGTCTAATTTAGCCGGATCATAACCTTCTCTTTCTGCTACACGCCGTGCAACAGTAAGATAAGTTTCTGGATTTAATTTTAGGGTTTTAAGTTGCTTAAAAAACTTATCAATTGGTCGCCCATAACCCTCTATTGACTGTCTTGTTCCTTCTCTGGCTACTTTATAGACATCTTTTACAATCTCAGGCATAGGCACTACGTCCATCATAACATCGCCGACTTTTGTAATGGCTTTAAGTGCTGGTCTAAAAAAATAGTAGTTCTCTGGGTGGTTCTTTTTCTCCCAATCGTCAAGGGCTTCAATATTCATTTGTTTACATTTTGCGGGTGTGGTATGCCCGTAGAAATTTTTACCAATAAAACAGGGTTCGTATCCAATTTTACCAAGATCTACATACGTAATAGTTCCATCTGCATTATTCAAGCAGACATTTTCATTTCCTTTATATTGTTTATTCTCGTCGTAAAGGCGATCTGCAGGACAACGAATAGACCCCTTGTTTGCTTCACGCTTTTTACGTTCCGCTTCAAGGTTTGCATTGTAGGCTTCAATCTCTTCACGTGTGCGTTTGATCTTTCCTCCGCTCATTCCTATTGCTTTCATTTGTTTTACAGCTCGTTTCTTCGGAAGTGGCTTTTTTGAGAAGCATTTGGTAGGTTCGTCTTCTTTACATACTTTAAATCCGTCTTCAAATTCCTTTATAATATAAGGCATTATATTATAAACAGATATTTTAATTTTTACATATTTAATTAATTACATCCACAATCGCTACTTTCATAATCTGAATCATTCTCATAATCATAGATTACTCCATTCATAGGAATATTTCCTCCTTTTACCCTACGTTTTGCATCATACTCTGCACGTTTTGCTTTTCGTTCGGCTTCAGTCAACTTCTTACGTGCTGGTTTGCCCTCTTCCTTCAGTTTCTCTGCGTGGCGTTTTGCATCATAGGCTTTCTTTTTCGCAAGGCGTTCTGTTTCTGTCAACTTTTTACGTCCCTTTTTCTCTGCAACTTCTGAAATTTCAAGAGTTGGTGCGGTTGGTGCGGTTGGTGCGTTCGCCATTTCCGCTACAATTGCCTTGGCTTCCTTGCTCTTTAGCCATTTTGGATACATTTGCTGTATGAAATATAGCCCTACATTTGTATCTTTGGAATGCTTCTTGACGTAATTATAAAATGATACTGTTGCTTTGTCCTTAGAAAGTTTAGAGAAAACACTTTCAACCTCTTCAGGTATACCTGAACCAGTCATTTCCTGTTCTATTTCCTCTAATCCTTTATTAATTTCTATAATTTGTGCTTGTATTTTAGCCCCCTCTTTCTCAGCTTGTTTCTTCTTAAGACCCTTAGAACTTAGTATAACTCCTGCGTTTTCTTGGAGCGCTTTGTGCAGTATAAGCGATTTCTCTTTTAGCCTTGCGACTTGTGTAGTGTCGCTAAGTAATTTAACTGGTCTATTTCTGACAAGATATTCTTTTACCATTTTATTAAAGATTTGTCTAATTTCTTGTTTTAGAAATGGCTTCTTACGTAAATCTTTACTCGTTATTTTAACATCTTTATCTAACATTTTTGCTACAGCCTTGTTTAACGCCTCAGTGTATTTTATAATATGTTCTACAAACCTTGGTAAACCCATACTATTTAGCTCATCTGTCGCCTTCTTGTTAAGTTCTTCTCCACTCTTAGTAGGATATTTCAAACACATTTCAAGATAAAATAGCGACCACATCTGACAGAATCCACCGCCAACAGCTCCCTTTTTATATTTAAGTGGGTCTTTACGCCTCATTTCGCTTTCATACGCCTGTAAGCCCCTTGGATTAGGGCATACTTCATTTGATGGAATAAATCTTGATCCTTCAGGAATAAATCCCATAGCCTCCCAGTCATTGAGCCAAGATTTGAATTCAGCTACGACTTTATCTCTCTTTTTAACGGTAGAAGCTGTAGACTTCAACGTATCCCCGTGCGGTTCGTAATGTTCCATAGTATTATTAGAAGGTCTATAAAGCATCATATTAGCGTGTCCCTCAATTCCGAAAGGAATCGCTACAATTTTTGAGCCACCCGCTACACAATCTTCTATACGTTTACCTATTTGAAACTTATATAATTTTGCTTTTGCGGGGTCTGCAAAATCAACACCTGGTGTAAATATTTCTACAACTTCTGACTTAGGCATATAACTCGGTTTATTTGCTCTTATAAATACACCGCATTCGTCCTTATATTTATTCATTAAATATAGAAAAACATAATGTGTTATAATACTTGACGCTGAATAATCAATACGAAATGGATCGCCTTCACCCCTCATAACCTCATCTATATATTCTTTAAAATCTTCGTCAAAAGATTTACCTGCAGGTATTGGTTCTATTGCTGGTTCTGGTTGTATCTCTTCAATTACAAGTGTGGGTGCGGTGTTTCCACTACGAATTTTCTGGACTTCATCGTATTCAGGACTACCTTTACGAGGAACACACCACTTATTCTGACCTTTGTTAAAAATCTTAAGAGCATCTACCCATCTCATCAATGTAGACTTTACTTTTGGTGGTTTGGGGGCTTTGGGAGCTTTTGGTTCTTTAGGAGTCTTTGGTGCTTTTGGGGCTTTTGGTTTTCTCACACCTCCTATTTCTTCTTCCTCATCGTCGCCCTTGCCTAATAGTTTATTCACAACTGCACCCGTTGTAGTGATCGCTTTCGCAATTTTGGGAACATACGCAGGGAGTCCCTTTAAGACTTCTTGTAAGTCCTGGAAAAGGAACTTTTTAGCGTCTTCGCTGTATAGACCTTGTCCTTCAAGCAAAAACCTAAGAAAAAACTGACAGTTGTTATTGAATGCATCATAATCAAAAAACGTTTTATCACCTACAGTTTTACGTGCAGTATCAAGCATTTCTGAAATAGTAAATGACTTACCCTGTAAATTAATAGGTAGAGTTTCTGTGTCTTTTGATGTCTGGTATGATGTGCTTACGTTCACAACTTCATTTTTCTCAATTATGACATTTTTGCCTCCTACATTTGCAACTAATGCAAGATGGAACAATTTGTCAAATCCATATTGTTTCCGTAATTCATTCCATTTTCCAAGACTGATAAAATTAAATGCAGTATTTATCATAGAACTGATCGGTGTTCTATAAATTGTCAAACTCTGAATAGGCATATTTCCATACTGTTCTATCGTGGATTTTGAAATGTTGTTATAATCGTCAAGGCGGGGTTTAAAGAAGCCCTTAACAGTATCAACGCCCTTCTTAAAAAAGTCAAGAAAACCAGCGCCTTCCAGGTGTTCGTATTCTGGTTTTAATTTACCAAAAACAAGACTTACATTTTTATTGATCTTCTTAGTTCTAAAACTCTTTGGATAAAACTTCTGTTTACTAATATTACGAAAACGGTAAGATGCCTTTGTTTCCCTGTAAAATGATTTATGTTTACCCTTAACAATATCCTGGGCTAATTTCTTAGCTTCGTCAACAGTATATGCACCCCTTTTTATTATAACGGCGTGTAGACCGTATTTATCGTTGTTGGCTGAACCTTCCATTATATATTATAGGTAAGATATTTTTTATCTATAATATTTAATTTAGTGAAAATTTATGTTTTGTCAATATATTCTGCAACAATTTCATCATAATTTAGGTCGGTTTTCCCCTTAATATATTGCATTAGTTTGTAGTAATCAGATAGATTCCGACCTTTCGCCATTAGATTTAAAATCCTAAAGACACAGTGCCGTCCACAGGTGTTTATATCTTCTTCGTCTTCCTGATATTTAATAGGATTATAGACTACTTTGTATTTACATTTATTCATAAGATTGGTTAGGTATGTTTTGCATTGATCTAATTCTTTTCTAACACCTGACGACACCCAACTTAATTGACTATCGGGGCTTCCTCCATAACTATCAAAAAATTCTATGTAAGGCTTGTATTTACAAACACACACCCAGTGTCCCTTATTTGGTGCATCTTCATATAATAGTATTGCAAAGTCTATATTTTTAGGAAGCAAATCATCTATAGTAGGATAATTAGACAGTTGTGAATATTTCATAATTTTAGCATTTGGTAAATAGTGTCTAATATCATCATCGCCAAGTGGCTCTTCTATTACCTCTTCAAGGGCTTCATCTGGTTTATCCATATTCTATTAATATAAATTTAGATTTTATTTTATGGTAAATTAAAATCTAACCTGACTATATATAAATGTCTTTCAATCTTTCAACACGCCTAAACAACCTTTACCAGTTGATCCAGAATATTCAGACAACTGCATTAACGAATCCGATGGTCGCCAATCTTAATATGGCTTCCTTTTCTGTTAATAATACTACGAGTGTTAATGCTCCCGCATCTGCTCCATTAATACTCTCCGCAGACCCCGCACAGGGAATAGTAGTTAATACGAAAATGACTATTCCTAATCATACTCTTGCTATTACAAATAACACCGTAAACGATAGTTTACAGGTCGGAGATAGTGCAGGTGATTCAAGTATTTTTAGAGTAGACACAGACGGAAATGTAGCAGTTAAGGCAAACCCTGCAACCCCCCTAACATCTGATTTTACAGTTAATGGATCTGCTTCTATAACTGGTAATCTTACCTCTGCTGGGACTATTACTGCTGTAAGTGTTAATGCTGGTAATATTCTAAACAATATCTCAGGCGGAGCTGGTATTCTTAAAACAGGTTCTTCTTCAAATCCTACACTTTCTGCAAATTTAACTGCAGGTTCTGGGATTTCAATAACTCCTGGTATTGGAACTACATTAGAGATCGCATCAACAGTAGTTA